GCAAAGGCGGCCGGCGTCGTCGGCCGGATCAGCTCGAAGATCGAGGCGCGGGCGGATTCGCTGATTGCGCGGGAAAGCGCGCTCGAGCAGCGAACCGAGCAGGTATTCACGCCGCATGAAAGCATCCTGGATGACGCAGAGAAAGGGCTGGATGCGGTGGAGCGGAAACTGGCGCTGTTGAGCAACGACCCTTTGCAGGCCTCTGGCAGCTCGCCGGAGCCGCCGCCCGAACCACCACCACCACTCCCGCCATCGCGTCCCGCAGGCTCAGCCGCGTCCACTGAGCCGCATCCGTGACCACTTTGGACGCATCCCGAGGTTTTGACTCATGACCGCCCTGATCCGCTCCATGCCCGGGATAGTCGAAACGCTGCGGATCTGGCGCGACGAGCGCGGAATCACTCACGAGGTATTTGATGAAATCGCCGGTTTTCCTTTGGGCTATGCCGGCAAGCTGTTGGCCCCGGAGCCGATCAAGAACCTCGGCTGGATGTCGCTCGGCGCAGCACTCGACACGCTCGCGATCGCGTTTGTGGTGGTCGAGAACCCCGAACAGCGAAAGCTTGTCGAGAAGCGCTGGACGCCTCGGGAAAGGCCGAAAAACGGGGCCGCTTTAGCACCTCGGTTTAGCACCGCGGAATTGCAGGCCAAAATGGAGCGAACGCAGTACATGAAAATGATCGGCAAACGCGGCGGCCAAAAGGGCGGCAAGCGCAGGCTCAAGACGATGAGCAAACGAGCCCGCCAACGAGCAGCCAGCCATGCGGCGCGGGCGAGGTGGAGCAAGGTGAGGGCAACGGCATGAGCGAGCAGCAGACACGGCATTATCTGGATCGGTGCATGATCGACGAGGCGCTGAAATGATCATATTTGCAGGCTTCCCGCTCAAATTGACCGACGCCGTTTTCCCAGATCACATCAAGGTCGAAGGTGCCGGCATATTCTGCGGCCACGCTGCATTCGCGGCGTTCCATGCATGGGCCCGAAATCCCAGAGCGCCAGATGATGCGCTGATGGACGCATTTCAGGAAGCGCTGCGCAGCAACAGATCGGTAAAGGCGCTGAAATAGCTATCGCCGCCCCGATCCATTCCTGACCATGGCCCACTCTATTTGCGCGGCGATGCACGTTTGACGGCGCGCCGATCAGCGGCTATTCCGCTTGATAGGCACGCCGCATTCACTGCAAATCAGGTTGGCCGCGCGCAATTTACGTAGCGTGATCTCGATAGAGCCAACGTGCTCGCATTCTTCGCACGTCAATATCCACCATCGCACATCGTCAATGTACGGCGGCTCAATGGCCCTTCGGACCTGGTGGCAAGTGCTTAGTGTTTGCCTCATCCCAATTTCTCATGCCCTTAGCCAGCTTGCGCCGGAGCTGCTTCCTAGTCGGCGGTCGCAACACCTTTCCATTTAACGCGGCAATCTCTCGGCGCCACATGCTCGCCTGCCGTCTCGACCATGCTCGGCGCCAATCGATGCCAGCATGCTGCAGCCAATACCGCACGAGCTGATGCGATACCCCGGCAAGCCGCGCTGCTTGACCTGGCGTAATCATGCCGCGTGCCAGCAATGACACGGCCGCTGATCGTGCTTCATCATCCTTTTCCACTTTACAAACATAAAGTGACATTTCCGGACCTGCCACGCACCGCAGCCGTTCGTACACAAACGATCGCCACTGATCCAATTGAACAATTGCGCGGTGCGTTGAAGGAAAACCCAAACCAGCGTCAGTTTCCGCGCGTCCACACCCGCGCGTGCCTTTCTTCTAGCAAGCAAGGGCTACGCCCGCAGCGAGCGCCTTCAGCAAGTCTGGTCTCAATGAAGATCACCGACGAGATGATCGAAGCAGCGGCGAAAGCCATACGAGAGCAAGCCGCAGCGCGATCAACCCATCGATGGGCAACACCGCGGCCCTGGTACGCTCTGCCGGACAGTCTCAAGGATGCATATCGCGCCGAGGCGCTGGTTGCACTCGATGCCGCTCTTGCGGTGCATCGATAAACGCAACACCGCGGTGCGTTGCTGATAGCACCAGGCCGGTATCGATTGCCCGGCTATGAACAGCCTCGCGACCAATAACCAGCCATCACCGCCGGCAATCCCGCTCAAATCCGAGAAAATAGAGCGAGTAACCGGTAAGGTCCGCCTCGCAATCGAGGCCATGATCTGGGAAGGCCTCCCACGCAACCAAGCCGCAGCAAAAGCTGGAATATCCGAGCACGGGCTTTACAAGGCACTCCGCAAGCCTCCCGTCAAAGCGTTCTACATGCATGAATTGGACGTGTTGCGTACCAGCGAGCGCGCCCGCGATATTCACACACTCAACGAAGTTCGCGATCAAACATCAAACCAAATGGCCCGCGTTCAAGCTGTGAAAGCCAAATGGCAGATCGAGGATGGCGAAACCGGTGCACGTTCGGCTAACTCATTGCCGGGATTGCAGATTGTCATCGTGCAAGGCAATGCTGCAGCGCCCATGGTGGACGTCACGCCAACTCATTCGAGCGAGCCATGACGAACGACATGCAGCAATATCAACGGGTTGAGCCCGATATAGCGCTCATGGGCCATGAGTGCACCGCGCCGACTGCATCGATGGGTGGGGGCGGCCCTCCATTTTCGGGCACGGCGCCAGGCGAGGGCCGGGGGGCAAAATCGGGCGCCGATCAGGCCGCTGGTAACTCCCGCACGCGTCTCCCCCTCGTTTCACCCGGACCAGATTTTAGTTTTTCCGCGAAATATCCCGGGGTGTTTTGATGACCCGCGTTCTCGATAAGCCTGTGACGATTTTCGAATACCGCTCTGGCCGGCCGATGCCGGATTATTTCGTCGAGCGGTACGACGATGAGATTTCGGCGTGGGGCGCGAATTTTGGCAAGATCGGGCCTATCAAGAACATTGTGCTGCGCGAGGGGTATCTGGCGGATTTGTCACCGAACCCGGAGCAGGGCGCGGTGCTGCTGCGGGTGAGTTTGATCGCGGAGATATCGGGGCGGGCTGACAGGGTGACGGTAAGGCCGCTGGGCGAGCAGGATGAGGCGCTGATCGCGCGGCATTGCGAGAAGATGATGCGGGCGGGTGTGCATCCTCGGGCGGTGATGAAGGAGCCGGAGCGGCCGGGAATTCCGTTTATGCCGGACCATATCAAGCCGAACTGAGGAGGCGAGCATGCCGTTGAAGAAGGGAAGTTCGAAAAAGACGATTTCGGCCAACATCCGCACCGAGGTGCGTGCTGGCCGGCCGCAGAAGCAGGCGGTTGCGATCGCCTATAGCGTTGCCCGGAAGTCGAAGGGCAAGAGCCGCGGCCGATAATGACCGACACCGGCGCCTCGAAATTCGTGCTGGTCGCCGGGACGCGGGTTTGCGATTTCGTGATGAGCGACCGCGAGGTCGATATCATCCAGGGTCCGATCGGTTCGGGCAAGACGCGGGCGTTGTGCGCGCGGATCATGCGGCACGCGCAGCAGCAGAAGGTTTCGAAGGTCACGGGCCTGCGGATGTCGCGCTGGGCAATCGTCCGCAACACCTATCCGGACCTGAAAACCACGACGATCCGGACCTGGCTCGAGATGTTTCCCGAGCACATCTATGGCCGCTTCAACTGGGGCCAGCCGCCGGCGCACAAGATTCGGTTTGGCGATGTGGTTCTCGAGGTCGACTTTCTCGCGCTGGACAAGCCCGAGGACGTCCGCAAGCTGCGATCGACCGAATACACGGGCATCGCCTTCAACGAGTTGGCCTTTATCGACAAGGAGCTGTTCGACGAGGCATCGAGCCGGCTGCGCTATCCGGGCAAGGAACATGGCGGATCGGAGTGGCATGGCGTGATCGGCGACTCGAACGCGCCGGACGAGGATCACTGGCTGGCGTGGATAACCGGGCAGATCGACCTGCCGCCGGGGATGACGGAGGAGGAGGCCCAGCAATATCGCTGGCCGGATCACTGGGGCTTTCATTTTCAGCCCGCGGCGGTGTTGGAAAAGCGCAATCCGCAAGGTGTGGTGATCGGTTACGAGGTCGATCCTTCCTGCGAGAATTTTGCGAACCTGCCGACCGGCTATTACCAGAAGATGCTGCACGGCAAGACCAAGGCCTGGATCGACAGCCGCATGCGCAACGTGGTGGCGCTGGTGGTCGACGGCTCACCGGTTTGGCCGATGTTCCGGGTCGAGGCGCATGTATCGAGCGAGGTGCTGCGGCCGAATCCGAAATACCCTGTTGACGTCGGCCTCGACTTCGGCCGCCAGCCCGCCGCGATTTTCGGGCAGGCGATCAACCAGCGCGCGCTGATCCAGCACGAACTGCTCGGGTTGAACGAGGGTGCGGTGACGTTCGCGCCGAAGGTCAAGCGGTTCCTGGCGCAGAATTATCCGGGCTTCGAGATCCGGCTGTGGGGCGATCCGAAGGGGCAGGACAAGGGACAGGCCGACGAACGAACGGCCTACGACATTTTTGCGGCAAACGGGCTTCGGGTGGTGCCGGCGCCGAACCTCAAGCAGAACATGATCGCAACCCGGATCGATGCGGTGACGTCGATCCTGGAAGACATGCACGACGGGCGGCCGCGGTTCGTGCTGTCGCCGATGTGCCGGACGCTGAAAGTAGCGATGGCCGGGCGCTATCACCTCGAGCGCGAGGAAACGGGCGAACTCAAGCCGAAAAAGGACCGCTATTCGAATCCGGCGGATGCGCTGCAATACCTGATGCTGGGCATGGGCGAGGGCAGGGCGATGATCGGCCTCGGCCCGATTGGCGATCTCAAGGGAATCCGCGTCTATGCCGGTCGCAAGACCATGCGGCGGATCGTGGCATGACCGGTTACGAACCCCTTGTCTGGAACGTGGTGTTCAACCGCGAGGCGGGATCAGGCTGGGCGCGCTGGGTCCCGGGACGTTACAAGCACGTCCGCGCCTATGCATTCATTCCGAAAACCCGGACGTGGCTGTTCTATGACGTGAGTTTTTCCGGAGCGCGGCTGTTTGCGGTGCCTGACGGTCCCGATGCAAAAGCGGCGATCTATTCATTCATCGGGCCGGAGGGCGTCTCCGACATCGTCGCGGTCAAGGTATTGCCGCCGCGGCATCGCCACTTTCCGTGGTCGAACTGGTGCACGTCGGCACTGCGGCATCTGTTGAACCTGCCGGGCGGTGCGTTGCTGCCCGACGGCTTCTATCGCGAATGTCTCGCAAACGGAATTCCGTTCGAGGCAGACGATGGAAGCACCGACCTACACACCCCCTCCACCGCCCCCGGCTGATCCCGCCATCGCCGAGGCAAACGCGCGCGCCCAGGCCGATCAGGTCACGGCCGCGCAGCAAACGGCCGGCATCGACAGCGCCGCGCTGATGGCGCGCTACGGCACGACGCTGGCGCTTGGCGGCAGTTCGCCTGTCGGCTCGCCGCTTGCGCCGCTCATGAAGGCCATGTGATGGCCGACGACGCGCCGAACGCGCTGGAAAAGGAAGGCAACGAACGCCTTGCTGCCTGCCGGGTCTGGAAATCGCTTTGGGATCTCGACTTGCGCGAGGCCTATTTCTTCTTCACCCCGCAGCGCCAGCGGCAGATTCAATCGACTTCGCAGCCGCCGCAACAGCGCTTGCTCGATGCCGCCGAGCTCAACACTGACCTCGGCTTCGAATTGTCCGGCGACTTCGCCACCGAAGTGATCAACACCTACATGCCGGAAGCCACGCCATGGTGCGAGCGCGGCAAGGGCATGTTCATCACCCAAGAGCAGTTCGACAGCATTGCCAAAGAGGTGAAGAAACAGGATAAGGCGATTTTCGACGCCATGAAGGCCTCGAACCTTTATTCCGAAATTTCCAAGGCTTATGACCCGGATCTGACGATCGGCACGCCGGCGCTGTGGATTCAGCCTTCGCGACCGGGCGGACCGATTGAAGTGCTCGCCGTTCCCATCCGTGAACTGGAAATCAATCTCGGTCCCAACGGCGAGATCGATGACCGTTTCGTCATCCGCTACACCCGCAATTCCTATGTGCAATCGCTGCTGGGTGCGGAAATCTGGGACAAGGTTGATGCCGAGACCAAGAAGACAATCGCCGACAAACCGGCCGAGCGCACCGAACTGCGTTGGGGCTTCTGGCGGCTGTGGGACGATTATTCCGATGAGTGCTGGCATCATGTCGTCTACGTCGGCAAGAAGCTCGTCCATGACGTGGTGATCAAGGGCGAAGGCTGTTGCCCGCTGATCCCGCACCGCTGGAATCCCAATCCAGACTGGCCGTGGGGCCATGGTCCGGGCATGCAGGGCATGCCGACACTGCGCCAGGTCGACGAATTGGAATTGATGCGGATCGAGCATGCCGAAATGGCGATCAAGCCGCCGATCGGCTATCCCGATGATAGCTTCACCGCGATCGAGCAGGGCCTTGAGCCCGGCATGGCCTATCCGATGCGGGTCGGCTCGGAGAAAGCGGTGGTCGATATCTACAAACCGCCGCCATCCAATCCCGCGGACTATCAGTACGAGGAAAAGGAAAAGCGGCTGCGGCGGCTGTTCTTTGTCGATTTCCCCGAGCAGACCGGCGACACCCCACCGACATTAGGGCAATGGCTCGACGAGATGGCGCGCGCGCAACGCCGCATCGGTCGCCCGGGGCTGCCGTTCTGGCGCGAGGGCCCGGCCAAGATTTTCCTGCGGTTCAAGTATCTGCTCGAACGCGCCGGCGCCATCACGCCGATCAAGGTCGATGGCAAGACGATCGCGCTGATGCCCTACAACCCGACGCAGCGCGCCGCCGAGCAGCAGGAAATCGCGATGGCCGTGCACGGCCTGCAGATCGCAGCGCAGCTCTGGCCCGAGGAATACAAGATCGTCATCGACGGCAAGAAAACCATCGAAAACCTGCTCGAAAAAATGCGCATCGAACTGGTGGCGATCCGCGACGAAAAGACCGTCAACGCCGTGCTGACCCAGATGCAGAAGCTCGTCGGCTCGACCCCGCCCGGCGGCCAGAAGCCGGCGCAGATCCAGGCTGAGCAGGGGCAGACCGCGGCATGACCGACGACTTCAACCCGTTCACCGAGGAAATCGAGGCTGTCAAACGGATCGCCTCGACCGGCGACGGACGCTTGCTGCACCGCTATTTGCGGCGGGTTTTGGAGACCGTGATCGATCTGCAGGAGGGTGGTGCGTTGCAGGCCCAGAACGGTCGCCGCAGTTTGGCGCGCGATCTGATGAAACTCATGGCCGAGGGAATAGATGACCGACGCGACGACCACGGAAACGACCCAATCCTCGCAAGGAGCGCAAGGCCAGTCGTCGTCGGCCGGCAGCGCCGCGACCGGCGCAACCTCCCAAGGGTCGACAGCTTCCCAGACGACCTCAACCCAGACGGATCAGTCCCAACAGGCGGCGACAGCGCCGACTAGGCCTGACTGGCTGCCCGAAAACTTCTTCGACACCAAGGCCGGTCCGAAGTGGGACGATTTCGGCAAGCATTTCTCGGAAATTGCGACCCGCGACGCCGCGAATGAAGTGCGACGGCTCTCGCTTCCGCAGAAGCCAGAGGATGTCAAGCTCGAACTGCCGAAGGATTTCACGCTGCCGCAGGGCGTCGAATTCAAACTCGATCCTACCAAGCCGGAATTCAACAAGTTCCGAGAAATCGCAGTAAGACGCGGTCTCGATAACGAGACGATCACTGACCTGATGGGCGTCTATGGCGAAACGCTGGTCAGCTCGCAAGCCACAATCGCGGCTGCTCATGCTGACCAAGTTGCCAAGCTCGGCGCAAACGGCACTGCGCGCGTCACCGCGCTGGGCACCTTTTTTGACGGCATGGGCACTCCCGAGCTCAAGGGAATGCTGGTCACTGCTGCCATCGTACAGGCCGCCGAAAGGCTGGTCTCGAAATTCTCCTCGCAGGGCGCGGCCTCGTTCTCGCAGGCGCACCGCGTGCCCGGCGAAGGCGGCGGCAAGGTTTCCGACGAGGAATTCGCGAAGATGGGACCTGCAGCCCGGCTCGATTACGCCCGCCGGTTCGACCAAAGCCAGTTCCAGAAGGCGGGATGATCCATGACCGTCCTCGTCGTCACCATCACCGATCAGGCATTCGACAAGAAATCGGCCGAGGTCGCCTATTTGCAGCGAACGCTTCAACTTCTCGGAAACGAGATCGGCCGCGGCCGGGGCGCCATCACATCGGGGACAATCATCGGGCAAAGCGCCGCCGGGGTCGCGAATTCAAGTCTCGGAAGCTGGACCTACGTGTCCAGCGCAAGCAATCCATAGAAGGACGATAGATCATGGCCGTCTCGAACCTCATCACCCTTCCCGAATACGCGAAGGGTTTTGCCAAGGAAGATGTCCGCCGCACTGTGATCGAGATGTTCACGCAGTACAGCGACATCTTCGAGGTCATGCCGTTCGAGAGCCTTAGAGGTTCGAAGTACACCGGCTATCGCGAGGCTGCGTTGCCGACCCCGGTTTTCCGCGCCATCAATGAATCGTCATCGTCCGGTCATGGCATCATTTCGCCCTTCGACGAGGCGACCTATATCATCGATCACGATATCGACGTCGACCGCGCCATTCAGGACCGCCATGGTCCGGAGCGGCGCAATTACGAAGAACGCATGGGCATCACCGCCTTTGCCCGGCTCTGGGTCGATACCTTCATCAAGGGCGACCAGTCGACCAATCCGCGTGTGTTCAACGGCCTGAACGTCCGCGCCCGCAAATTCGGCCGGCTCTACCACAACTCGACCGGCGCCGGTGGCGCCGCGCTGTCGCTCGCCAACCTCGACCAGTTCCTCAACAATATCTCGCGCAAGTCCGGCACCACCTTCATGCTGGTGCCATTTGTTTCGCTGCCGCTGTGGATTCAGGCCGCCCGCACCTCGACGCTAACCGGTTTCGTGATGCAGACCTGGGACGAGACCGGCATGCCGAAACTTTCCTACGCCAACCTGCGCATCCTGTTCGGCTATCCGAAGGACGATCAGGTTCCGGTGCTGCAGTTCAACGAAGTGGCATCCGGCGGCGGTTCGGCCGTCACCGCCTCGCTGTACGGCCTGACGCTCGGCGAAGGCATGCTGCGCGGCATCGTCGTGCGCCCGCTGACGCCGGAAGATGTCGGCTTGCTGCAGGACCGCAAGACCTATCGCACGCATATCGGCTGGGATGTCGGCGTGGTCGACGAATTCAAATACTGCCTGGGTCGGCTCGACTCATGGACCAACGCACCGATCGTCGCTTGATCGATCGATCACAGGGAGGCCCAGATGGGTGACCGCACTTATAGTTTCGACGCCAATGCCGCCCTTTCCGACGGCGCTGCGGCGATTGCGGCGACCGGCTACGCGCAATATGCAGGCGCTGACGGCATCGTCGACCTCGGCGGCAACCAGAACGTCACCATCACGCTACCGTCGATCGCCGATGTTGCGTCGAACACGCCGCAACAGGCCCGCATCGACGCGGTTTGCGTGGTCGACGTCACCGCAGTGACCACCTCGGGTACCGCGATCGCCAAGCTGATCATCGTCGGCTCGAACGATCCGGCCTTCGGGGCCGGCAAGACCGCGCAGCTCGGCATGATGGAATTCGGCGCCGCCGCCTCGCTCGAACAGGTCAACGGCTTCGTCACTCCCGCGCCAAACGCGGTCGGCGGTTCGCGCTACGAAATTCCGTTCACCAGTGAGCAGAACAACGTCAAATACCAGTTCTGCAAGCTGTACGTCGTGATCGCCAACGCTGGATCGATCACCTTCAAGGCCTTCATCGCGGTGCTGCCGGAGCCATAGGACCATGACCAACGACATCCCGCCCGAAAAGCTGCTGCCGCAGGACATGGTTGAAATCTTCGACCGTGGCCCGAAGGACGAGCCGCATGATCCGCCGCAAGCGCTGCGGATGCATGCCACCGACGCCAAACACGCGATGGATGTCGAGCCCGATCGCTACTCGCTCGATCCCGAGCGTCCGGAACCGAAAGCGGAACTGATGCCGGAGCCCTTGCCGAAGCCGGTTGTCCTTGGCCCGCCAGACGATGAACTGCCGCCGCCTGAGAAGGACGCCGAATGATCGACCAGATGGAATTCACCAAGGTTACCAACTCGCTGGCTCCCGAGCTTGCGAAAACCTACGTGGTCCTGTGGGACATCGGCCCGCCGAAACCGGTGGCGCCGACGAAACCCGCTTTGCCGAAGGGCAAGGAAGGCGATCCGGAGTATGATATCGCGCTGATCGAATTCAAGGAATCGCTGGAGGAATACGGCGAAGCGCTGAAAGCCTACAAGCACGCCAAGATCGAATATGCCAAGTGGCAGAAGGATCAGGGCGGCGCGATCGAACTCACGAGATTTTCCTGTGACGCGAGCGATTTCCTAGAGCGAGATCCCGAGCGCTATTTCATTTCGGCCTCGACTCGCGGCCATGAGCATCTGAAGAATCGCGGCCTGCCGGCGGGATACAAGCCCGGCCGCGGCCATGAAGAAAATCTACGGCGCGCGCAGGAAGGCGAGGCCGAATTTGCCCGCGCCCGCGCCAGTGATCCCGTATTCGGAAACCCGGAGCTACGCCCATGACGATCCGCCGCCTTCTCCTCGCGTTCGCCGCTCTTGGTTTCCTGGCCGCACCGGTCCATGCCGCCCAGGTCAATATGTGCTCGGCGGATGTCGCCGGCGGCGTCCAAGGCCCGCGCACCATCGGCGGCGCCGGCAGCCCGGTTCCGAGCGGAACGCTCTACATCCTCAATGGT